AAAAATTACCAGATCCAATTGACATGTCGGTTGAAGAGCGAACCGGTGGAATGTTAAAAGAGGGTAAAGAGGGAGAATATACTAGTACCATGAATCAGGAATCAGGGGCAGTTAATGTTGATCCATCGATTATGACTCTTGGAGATGAAGATGCATTTAAGTATGAGATGGCTCAGTATAGACAAAGACGTGAGAGAAAAATGCAACCGGTTTATAAAAAATATGGAGCAGTAACTGAAAGAGATAGATCATTAGTTGATGAATACGTTTCTATAGATTCAGAAGATAATATTATACTTTCATCTTCTAATCCGAAATATGATAAAGCAACTGCAAGTATATTTATACAAGAGTCTGCTGAAGAAGCAGCGGGTCAAGCGGGAGCAGATATAGCTGCAAATGTTTTATACAGTAGACCTGCTGAAAACATTTTAGTTGATGAAGGACTTGATGCATATATTGATTATGCTTTTAACGAATTGAAAAAAGAAGGTTTGAGTTTTAACAAAAATTTATTGAAAAGAGTTTTAAAAGAAAAGTATGCAGCTAAAGATATACCCGATGGTTTTGCAAATGGTGGACGAATAGGTTTTGCAGAAGGTGTAGGTCGAAAAGGAATCTTATCCGCATTAGTAGATAAACTTAATGAGATTTCACCAGGCTCAACTGCTGTAGGTAAAACTACAAAAGCTATTAGTGATAAAGCAAAACGAGCAGAAGCGGAAAGGGAACTAATTGAAGGGTTTAATAGATTTAATAAAGATTATCCAAAAGAATATTACTCAATAAAAAAAGGAGAAGGAACAGAGATAGGTACTCAAATAGTTGACGAAAAAACTCATCAAGAATTGGTTGCAGGTTTTAATAATAAATTATCTGAGTTAGAAAAACCAGAACCAAGTGTAAAAATAATTGAGAAAGAAGCTCCTGTAAAAGCAGGACAAGGTAAATTTACAGCTGCAGAGATATTACTTGAGAGATTAAAGAATACTTTAAAAAATGAAAAGGATCCATACGTTCAAAAAACCTTTCCTAACTTTATAAAAGAAATAGAAGCTAATCCAAAATTAGCTGACGATCCAAAAGTTCAAGAAGCATTTGGATTAAGAGACTTACCTGAAAATCAAAGATTGGTTGAATATGATGATGGTACTTTTGATTTCTTCACAAAAGGACAGAAAAGAGGATTAGGTAGTGCTGAAGCATTAGCAGATGAGTTTGGTATTTCTCTGGAAGAAGCTGTTAACATTCAAATGATGGAACCTGAAGATCAAGTATTAGAAATTCAAAGAAGAAGAACATTAAACAAAAGAAACTTAAATGCTTCAGGCGGTCTGAACTACTTGATGGGAATGTAGTATGAAAATAGGCGAATACGAACAAATGATGGCTTACTTAAAAAAGCCAAACAGATTATTTACCTCTAAACCACAAGACACAATCGGCGGAGGAACTATTCAAGGTGATAATCTTGGATCAAGAACTGGATTTAAAAATCCAATTCCCGCTGAAGATTTTAAAAAAGAGTATGAAGCATTTAAAAAAATTTCAGACGTTTCTGTAACGGATACAGCTTTTGCGGAATATTTAAATAAAAAAGGATATACCACAGCAAAAGATACTCCTTTCACAGATAAAAATGTTTTTAAAAGACGTAAGGATTTAAATATAGAGGGAAGAGGAACAAATACTCCTCCATCTGTAGAAAAGAAAAGAGCACAAGTAAATGAATACTTATCTGAAATAATTCCAAAATTAAATGCTGAAGACAAATTGTATTTAGAAAAAGATGTCTTTGATATGATAAAGAAAAAATTTGGTGAAGATGTTAAAATAGACAAAAGATATTATCCAGTAATGAATCAATTATATTCTGGTTCAGAAAAAATAGATGATGTTTTAGTAAAGATGTTATCAGAAGATGAAGCTGTTGGAAGTACTTGGTTACAATCTTTGTCAGACAGAACTGGTATATCTAAAAGAACACTTACAGAAAAATTAAAAGATTCTCAAATTTATTCATCTATAAAAGATCAAGGAGCAGATTTATTAAAAGATAGATATAGTAGACCTGAGTATTTTGATTTTTTAAACAAGTTATCTTTTGGAGATCAATTAAAATATGCCTTAGAGCATGAAAAAGGAATGCCTGTTTTTACAGGACAAGGTGGTGAAAAATTTTATTCAAACTCTCCTAGAAATACAGTTATGAATTTTGCAAGAAGAAACTGGAATCTTAATAGAGGTAATGGAGCTATAAAATTTTATAATAAAAAAACTGGAAAAGAAATACCTTGGGAGTTTGGAACTAAACTTCCTTATACAGATGTTTCTTTTTCCTATAATGGAAAAAAATATGATGCTTCTTCTTTAAAAGATTTATCTTTAGTAAAAAAAGAATTTCCTGAAGTATACGAAACACAAACTGCAGTTAATAATTTAAGAAATAGACAAATTGATGATCCTTTAAACAAAGGTAAAAAAATATCTTTAGGAGAATTAGTTAGTAGAAATCAAATTGAAATATATGGTTGGAATCCTAGAACGCCTTTATTTGATGTTATGCATGGTGTTGAAGGAGTCGCTAATGATCCTTTTACAAATTTATCATTTAATACAAAAGATATTAATGTAGCTCAAAATGCTATCATGCAGTCTAGTAAAATTCCACAAGATCAGAAAAAATTAATATTTAATCAAATAGATGAAATTATTAGTAATGCTCCTGAGAATATTATAGCAAGACAGCAAACCATTTCTAAAACAGGAGCAGGTATTAATTTTGAAAATTTTTTATCAGACATAGAAAAATATGGTTCTAATAAATCTAAATTAAATACTTTTTTAAAAACAACTTTTTGTAACTATAAATCAGAAGGTGGAAGAATAGGTTTTGCTAATGGCCCATGTACTCCAGATACTGTAGTTGATGGAATGAAAAAAGCTATACAACAAGGAGACAGTGCAAAAGTATTAAAAGCATTAAATGTTGGTAAAAATCTTTTAGGGTATGTTGCAGCTCCAGCAGATATTGCAATTGAAACTGCATTTGCATTACCACATCTTTTAGAAGGAGATTTAGAAGGAGCTAAACAAGCAACGACATTAGGCTTATTTGGTTGGGGTAAAGATTTACAAGAACAAGTTGGAAATAGATTTGGAACTAATAGTCCAGCATACGGTTCATTGGAAAAACAAAGAGCAATTGATCTTCAAGTTGAAGGAATGTTTGAAATGGATAAAGCTTTAGAGTATGGAGCAAAGGCAGATGTATTTAAAAAAGATAAAGAAGGTAATTACACTAAAAATCCAAATTTAAGTGTTTCACAGCAAGACACATTTAAAAATGCAAATGACATATTTAAAAAAGGTGCTGAAAAAACATTAGAAGCAAAAAATTTATTTATAGACGCAGCTCCAAAAATATTAGGTCCACAAAATGAAAGCACTGCTTTAAGTCAGCTAGGTGTATTTAGTGATGAAATTAGAAGTGGAACTTTAGATCAAAAGATTGGAGATCCTGGAATACTTTCAAATTTATTTAAATCATTAAATATTTCACAACCGGCGGAAAGAACAGTTGAAGGATATTTATCTACAGCTGGAGGACTAACAGAATATCCACTTGCAAGTAAAGTAAAACAATCAGAATTAATACAAGAAAATTTAAATAGATTAAAAGAATTACGAATCGGAGATTTACCTTTAGATATTGCAGCACAAGTCCCTGCATATGAAAAAGCTCAAATGCCTTCAGATGAAGAAACGGAATTACGACTTAGACAAAATTTAGGAATGGCTGATCCTCAACTTGTTGAACAATATCAACAAATGGGATTTCCACAACTAACTCCATTTTTACCAGCTTATGCAAATGGTGGTAGAATAAATTTTTCTAATGGTGGTAGATTATCTTTTGCAGAAGGACCCGAAGATCCTAGTAAAAGAAAAACATTAAAAAAGATTGGTGTCGGCGGTGGAATAGCCGGAGGCCTGATGACTGGTTTAATTAACATTATGGATTTATTTAAAGGTGGTGCAAAGACAACAGGTGTGGCTGCAACTAAAGCTGCAGAGTCAGAAGCACAGAAAATATTTTTTGATCTTGTAGAAGCTGTTAAGAACAAAGGTATTATGAATAAGTTAGATGATGTTCTAGAAACAAAAGTTGGAGTTGAATATGAATATAAGGGAGTTAGAGTTTTAGAAGATGGTGAAAATATTGAAGTTAGATTTGAAACAGATAAAGGTGCACCGGCTGTAGTTGAATATAGAAAACCGGGTTATGAAGTAGACCCTGATGCTCAAACTTCGTATAAAGTTCCAGGAGAGTTTATTGGAGAAGGTCAACAAATAGGACGTTATGGTAAAGATGGTGATGTTGATCTTGATTTTGAAGAAGAAATTATTGATTCAATTGATGAAGTTAAAAAAATTGCAAAAGGAGTAAAATGATAGGTAAAAAGAGTGGTCCGCCACCAAAGTCAGGACCTACGCCTCAGGGCTTGAATATTTCCTATAATACTGTTAAAGTCATCAAACATACGGAGAAAATAAATGGCAGACATAGACAAGGCTCTACCAAACGAGCCAAGAAAAGAATTTGAAATACCTGGTGAAGAAGAAATTCAAGAACAGGTAATTGAAGAAGTATCAGAGCAACAAGATGCTCAAGGTCCAGTTGAAGTTCAAGAGAACGAAGATGGATCTGTTGATATTAGTTTAGATCCAGAAGCTGCAACACCTGAAGGTGGTGATGAGCATTATGCAAACTTAGCAGAATTTTTACCCGATGATGTTTTAGGTTCTTTAGGTTCGGACTTAAATCAAAAATACATGGACTACTCCATGTCAAGAAAAGATTGGGAACAAGCTTATACTAAAGGTTTAGATTTATTAGGTTTTAAATATGATAATAGAACAGAACCGTTTCAAGGAGCAAGTGGTGCAACTCACCCTGTTCTTGCAGAAGCAGTTACACAGTTTCAAGCTTTAGCTTACAAAGAATTATTACCAGCTGATGGACCAGTAAGAACTCAAATCATTGGATTACAAACTCCAGATAAAGTTCAACAAGCAACACGTGTTAAAGATTTCATGAACTATCAAATCATGGATCAAATGAAAGAGTATGAACCTGAATTTGATTCTATGTTATTTCATCTTCCACTAGCGGGATCAACTTTTAAAAAAGTTTATTATGATGAAGTAGAAGGTAGAGCGGTATCAAAGTTTGTACCGGCTGATGACTTAGTGGTTCCGTATACGGCTACCTCATTAGACGATGCGGAAGCAGTCATCCATAAAGTAAAAATTTCTGAAAACGAATTAAGAAAACAACAAGTAGCAGGTTTCTATAAAGATGTAGATTTAGCTGCACCTCAAGATAAAGAATCTGAAGTTGAGAAAAAGGAAAGAGAATTAGAAGGAGTAACTAAAACTAAGAACGATGATTTATATACTCTTCTAGAGTGTCACGTGAATTTAGACATTGAAGGTTTTGAAGATGTCAATCCCGAGACTGGTGAGCCGTCAGGAATTAAACTTCCATACATTGTAACTCTTGAAGAAGGATCAAGAGAAATTTTATCTATTAGAAGAAACTACGAAGCAGGAGATCCACAGAAAAAGAAAGTGCAATACTTTGTACACTTTAAATTTTTACCAGGTTTAGGTTTTTATGGTTTCGGTCTAATCCACATGATTGGTGGACTGTCTAGAACAGCGACCGCAGCTTTAAGACAGCTCTTAGATGCGGGAACGTTATCTAATCTGCCAGCTGGTTTTAAAATGAGAGGAATTAGAATTAGAGATGATGCACAATCAATCCAACCGGGAGAGTTTAGAGATGTAGACGCACCGGGTGGAAATTTAAGAGATTCATTTATGATGCTTCCGTTTAAAGAACCTAGTCAAACATTATTAAGTTTGATGGGTGTAGTCGTTCAAGCAGGTCAAAGATTTGCATCAATTGCAGATATGCAAGTTGGTGATGGCAATCAACAAGCAGCAGTTGGAACTACAGTTGCATTATTAGAACGTGGTTCAAGAACCATGTCAGCTATCCACAAAAGAATTTACTCAGCTCTTAAGAATGAATTCAAACTTATGGCTAGAGTATTCAAGTTATATCTACCACAACAATATCCGTATGATGTCGTTGGGGGCCAAAGAATGATAATGCAATCTGACTTTGATGATAGAGTAGATATATTGCCAGTTGCTGACCCCAACATATTTTCTCAAACACAGCGTATTTCCCTCGCGCAAACGGAACTCCAACTGGCAACATCAAATCCACAAATGCATAACATGTATCAAGCGTACAGAAATATGTATGAAGCTTTAGGTGTAAAAAATATTGATGGGGTTTTAATAAAACCACAACAACCTATGCCAAAAGATCCTGCGTTAGAACACATTGATTCTTTAGCTGGAAAACAATTTCAAGCTTTCCCAGGTCAAAACCATAGAGCACATATACAATCTCATTTAAGTTTTATGGAAACTAATATGGCAAGAAACAATCCAATGGTTATGGCATCTTTAGAAAAGAATATTTTTGAACATATTAGTATTATGGCTCAAGAACAAATTGAATTAGAGATGAGAGAACAATTACAACAGTTACAAATGATGCAACAACAGATGCAAATGGTAGCACAACAGAATCCACAAGCTGCACAACAGATGCAAATGCAAGCAATGCAGTTACAACAAGGTATTGAATCAAGAAAAGCACAACTAATTGCTGAAATGATGGAAGAATTTATGAATGAAGAGAAGAAAATCACTTCACAATTTGATAATGACCCGATTGCAAAACTAAGATCAAGAGAATTAGACCTCAGAGCTATGGAAAATGATAGAAAAGCTACTGAAGCTAAGGATAGAATGGACCTTGATAAGATGAAAGCAATGATGAATCAACAAAATCAAGATGAAAAACTAGAACAGAACGAAGAATTGGCAAAATTAAGAGCTGATACATCAATTGAAAAGACAATTTTATCAAAAACTATTCCAAATGTTGATTCAATGATGAAAAATCAACAAAATATGATGCCAAAAGTTAAAATTTTTAGAGGTGGCAACGAATAATGTGGTTTGGTGCAATAAAATTAGCTGTTCAAGCTGGTTCTCACATTTTTAAGAACCGTCAGAAGACAAAAATGTTGATGGCTGATGCACAAATGCGTCATGCAGAGAAAATGGCAAACGGAGAAGCTGAATATCAAGGTAAATTATTAGAAGCAAGGCAATCGGACTGGAAAGACGAATTTATTTTGATTTTACTTTCGGCTCCAATTGCGTTATTATCGTGGGCAGTGTTTTCGGATGACCCGGCAGCTATGGAAAAGATGCAATTGTTCTTCGAATATTTTTCACAGCTACCATTTTGGTACCAGACAATTTTCGTGGGCGTCATTGCGAGCGTTTACGGACTTAAAGCAACTGATTTAATAAAGAGGAAATAAATATGATGAAAAAGAAAATGAAAAAGAAAAAATCTTTTCCTGATATGTCAGGAGATGGTAAAGTAACTAAAAAAGATATCTTAATGGCAAGAGGTGTTATTAAGAAAAATAAAAAGGGGAAAAAATAATGGGAATTAAAGATGAAAAAATTAAAACTATAGGAATAGATCCACTAGGATCTAGGTTAAGTGAGGCTGGTTTTGAAGGTGGTGTAGGTAAATTAAATAAATTAAAATTTAAAAACCAAGAAAAAACAATTCAAAAAATTCCAAATAAAAATTTTAAAAGTGCAACAACTTCTGGAAAAGAACAAAAAAAATTGGCTATTAAAGAACAAAAAAACATAGCTGATAAAATGACTAGAAAAGGTGATGAATATTCAGGACCTATTAAAGCATATAAATCAGGTGGAAGAGTAAATCTACGT